AAAGGATTTATCAAAGCCATGCTTAACCCCTCGCCTCTGCAATATCGTTTTTCTGAGTTGGTTTTCTTTTCTTCTCATAATGCGCAATTCTTTTTGCTTCAGCAATATACCTACTATATGTTCCAGCAAGCTCTATAGCTTTTGCTCCGTCGCCAGTAAGCTCAACACATATAGCTGCCGCAAGCCTAAAAGAAAATGCCATTATAAACTTAGTATCCCACTTTGTCGGATCCGTAACATTATAAGTGTACTCACAATACGCACTATTCTGAGTATCTAAACTACAGCAAACAATCTTCTCGTCGAGAGTAGGATTGTATATAACTTCAAACATATTTTCTTCTTTTGTCTTTACTGTCACTTCATCAAATACAGTCCATATTACAGCGGCAGCAGCAGGATATGTTGTGAAAAATAACCATTCTGGATAATCATCTTCATCGACATCCGTTCTAGGTAAAATAAGTGCCTGTACATTTGCAAAAGGCCACTTGAATTCCCTGAACACATCGTTACGACTTGGCCCCCACTGTTTATCAAGTGCGATTGCTGACGGGTTATTGTTTGTCACTCCTGTATCTATATCGGAAGGTAGTGCTTTCATTCCAAGATGTGACAAAGATAAATTAGCTACACTCGTTGAGTTAAGGGTTATGTCGTCTCTACTCATATGACTTATCTCCGTACGGGGAGAGATAGCGCCTCACGACGCCGTCTCTCCCTCTCACGTTTCTTTTTTAACTCGATCTTTTTACAGATCCAGCAATCTTTTTTCTTCTTGTGCGCTTCGATTTCTTAGGTTCCTCTTTGACTGGCGGTTCTTCTTGAATAGGATCCTGAGTTTGTATTCTCGGAATCTTTTCATGCTGATTATTCATTACCGCAGCCAAACCGCCAACAACAGGTCTATTCTGTCCAGGAGCTAACTCTAACGGCTCAGTCCTATGAGAAACCTTTGGCGGTGTCGGAGGAACTGCTTCTAAAGGAACGAAATGCTTTGGTGGATTCTCAGCAGGATCAATATCTACAATCGTTCCTTTTGTCCAGTATTGCCCTCGAAATCCAGCACAAACTCTAATTACTTTATACTGCATGTTTCTCTCCAGTCTATGCTAAGTTTCTATCGATATCGACGTCCTTAACGATAAACATGTCGAATTTTCCTGCGCCAAACTGGTGGGTGTCACTAATTTCCGCAGTAGAAATAGCAGTAATTAATCCTTGGCAAGTTTGATACCCACGAATGTATCTTTGCGCTCCCGGTGGAATTCTAAGCTTAACTTCTTTACCAGCAACAAGGGTTGCAGCAACAAACGTATCGCTTGACGTAAGTTCAACAAAATCGGCTGTAAAACCAGTATCGGACGCAGTCTCAATTGCGAAACGTGCGTTTGGCGTTCCAGCACCAACAGTATAAGCAGTGTCGATTCTTACATAGAAATATGCGCCTACGTAAGCATCACCTTTTGCCACAGTATCAATGTAACTTGTTGATGCTACAGAAACGGTTGACTCCTGGGCATCGGCTAACTTCAATAGATCGTCTAAAAACATTTAATTCTCCTTATTTGTTCGGTTTACTAAGTATTAACAAGATGTTACCGACCCTTTTATTTAACTTATTTTATTACTAGAGGAAGGGTTTATCCCTCCCCCCAGTCTACTTCTATACTTATGTAGCTACTGTCGCTGTTGTGATAGTTGATTCTGCACTTGTGATGCTATCAATTCGACGACAAGGTACTCCTTGAAACATTAAAACGCCATTAGGACGAAATACTGGTGTCCCTTTGATTTCACCCATGCTTAACCAAACATTACCTTTGTCAAGCAACTTCACACTCAACATAGACTGTACTGTCTCGTTCATGTAGAAAACAGGTTTTACTCCTGCTCTAGGAGGAAGTTTACCTAATGCTTGAATCATCAGTTTAAGAATGTTTGCTGATGTATCTGTTCCATCTGACGCTGTTAATAATGCGGATACGTCAACATTACAAATACGAACGACATAACGATAATCATCAACTGCAATACCAGCTTTCCATTGGAAACGGGATGAGTAAACCGTCATAAACGTTCCAGCAGTATTAGGATCTGTAATTATGATTTTTCCATTATCTTCATGGATAAGACCAGCTTGACTTCCTTTAGGATAAATACCATAAGCTTTGTCTGGCGCCCAACCTACCAACCAAATACTTGTATTATCCGAACCTGTACCACCACCGTCAATCAACTGACCTGAAGTAGTATAAGTTGAACCTAAAGAAAAATAACGTGAGGATAACCCGTCGAACTGTTCTGGATTAACTGACACGTTACCATAAATTAAAGCAGTACAAAGTGTATCTGATAAACCTTCAATAAAGGCTTTATCTTGACTGAACCGAAACGCTTCTGTATTACCGTTCAACATAGCAAGATCAACGTCAATATGAGAAAGAGCTTCCAGCATCCCACATGTATTTGTAATCTGACCAGTTGTGGCTTTCGTAGCAGTTACACCTTTATTCAACATTCTCCATGACCCGGCTGGCTTACTGGTTCGAACTACTGATAAATGTCCGGTAGGTAAGTTACCTTCTATCCAAGGAATGTCGTCGAGGACGTCATTATATTGCTGTAAAACTTCTGCTACTGTTGGAATCCTACCTTGAGGATCCATTGCTCTTGCTACATCAAGTAGCGTAGGAAATTGTGCGCCTAAAGCTCCCATTAGTATTCTCCTTCATTCTTTTAGACAGCGCAGTTACGTCTTTTGCATCGATGGGTACATCTTACTAATCTTTACTGCATCAGACTCGGCTGTCGTATCATTTATTTTATCTGGATCAACAAAAGTATCTTCACTAATTGCCTTTCCAGCTTTAACAATCATTCTCACAATCGCAGGATGGTTTCCAAGTCCACTATCTTTTAATATCTGCCGGGACTCTTTATCCCCGAACTGGTCCATGAACTTACCAGCAGTTGTAATGTCGGCCTTATACGCTGTTCCTAACTCCTTAGTTGTATCGGCTTTCCATCCATCAACTGTAGTATTCCAATCTGCGACCGCTTTCTCTTGCTGCGCTTGTGCTTGTTTAGCTTGATACGGTGCGTAAGCATCTACAAGCTTTTGAGCGTTTTCCTGTGATAATTTAGCATCTTGCATCACCGGAGATAATGCTTCAACTAAACCCGTATCGATCTCCATACCTTCAGGTACGGTGAAATCAGTGTAATTAATAGGTTCAGTTGACCCTTCTTTTCCTGACTCTCCTGCGCCATCAAGAATCGTTCCTTCAGTTTTGCCAGCTTCCGTAGACCCACTCGTTCCTTCTGTGGCGTTCTCCGTGGTCTGGGTTTCTTGAGTTGATCCTTCTTCGGTAGATCCTTCTTCAGTGGATCCTTCTGATGGTGTTAAAATTGTTCCTTCTTCTGCCATGATGTTCTCCTTGTGACTAATCTACCCTATCCCTTAGGCTGAGGCCGATCGTCGTTTATAAATTTAATCCTGTGGTATCTCTAGGACATTCTTTTTTAAATCCTCATGTTCTTTTAACGACATTTCTTCCCGTTTCATCTCTGAAGCGTGTTCCTTCTGCATCTGCATAAACACATCCGGTTTTGCTTCTAACAGTTCCGATAACGCCCATACACCAACGCTCCTTTGTCCTGCACTATATGTTGTTCCATACCCAGAATCCCCATGAACGTATCCACTCTGAAAAATCTTACCTTCAGTCAATACTCGCCAAATAAATCGTCTTCCTTCAGGAGTTGATGTCACAACTCGAATATCGTTCAACTCCCGGTTTCTTATACGCTTAGCCTTATCTTCAGGAGACTCTGGTTTTCTCTTCTCGCTCATTTCTCCCTGATGGCTTTATATAGCTTGCCATCAACTAACTCGTTCGTTATCCGTAATATTTGCTTGATTTGGCTAATATCTACTTCTCTTTTTCCTGATTCAAGCGTTGCAACTAATTCTGAAAACTTAGTAATCTTCATATCTCTCCTTACATTATCTCTGGACCGCAGTTGCAACCCGATCTAAAGCAGAGTTCTTGTCCATCTCAGTTTCAGACATTTTCTTTGCCGTGTCTGCTCCTGAATTAGCCATCTCCATCGCCTGTGCTGCTTGAGCAGCTTGGGCTTCCGCTTCTCTAATCTGATTTACAGTTTCTGGATCGTTGATAACTCTTGCAGGAACTCCTTCCATTTCTCCAATTTGGCGAACGGATTCGTCCCAGTTAATTACAGCTTTTACTTCTGGTGCCATTTCCATGATCGAGCCAACGTACCCTACAACTTTCTCAATAGTCGTAGAGCCAACTGACCTTTGCATTTGAGCTAGCATCGATATATATTGAACCTTGATCTCTTTCCCTTGTAACTCGTCAGGAGGAGGAGGTAATAATCCGTTATCAAACATAATCCAAAAAATAAGACTAATGACGATGCCTAACATCTCTTCATCCATCTGGTTAAGGACCGGACTCATAATCATAATGACTTCTCTTTCCCGTGCCGCAACTTCCGTCGCTGTCATGTTCCTGCGGTCCATAGTAGCAAGCATAGTAAATAAGTCAGTAAGAAAATGTTTATCTATCGACCGTTTAATCTGATCTTCTCCTTCTATAAAAGCGCTAAGATCAGCACGGACCTCATACGCTGCCCGTACTCCAGTATTAGGAACATTCGAACTTGTCTTTGTAACTCCTCCAGGTAAAAGATTAGCGTTTCCTTCAACACTAGCGTCTGCCTGTATTGGAGGATCATATATCTTTTGTCTTGTCAAAAGTTTATCGTATTTAGTTTTCTGAAGTTCTTTAACGTCTCCTAACGCATCCCATCCAGGACCATAACCATAAATAATGTCAGTAGTAGGTACACTCCATCTTGGCGCTACGACGGGGAACCGTTTAAACCCTCTGACATCTAAAAACACTTCACTCGACTGATCACTCTTTACCCAATAAGCAGATCGCCAAGGCATATTTTTAAAGTCTTTCATATCAGCATTATACGTTTCGTTAGGTTCAATTAAATGACGGATTCTAAACGTTTCATCAACCCGATTAGTATCCCACTGTGACTGAATAGAAGGAGTACAGTTCTCATACCCAAACGAGTTAACCAACTGTGCGACTGTCATTTGCATGGACCTACCGAAAGAGTTTACCCGTCCAGTTTTATCCGTACCTAAAAAGTATTCGCCTGCGGTAAAGTTCCTAGTTCTCATAACAGTATCGGAATCTTCAAGAAGAATAAAACAACCAGTTCCAAAAGTCAAAAGTTCTTCATATGTATTCTGAAACGTTCCGTAAATATTGGACCCTTCAAGTACTGTATACATGCTCTTCTGCACGTCGTCGAGCCATAACCTGGCAGGACTACTAGCCTGGTTCTCTTCATTAGA